ATGGGTGATCCAAGCCTGATGGGAGGCGGTGAGAAGGAGCAAGCCAGCACGCCGGGCACGGGCGCTTCAGCGCTCGGGTCTGGCGTGCTGAGCGGCGACAACAACGGCCAGGTCATATATGCCGGCAAGAGTGATTATGCCGCCAAGCACCTACCGCGTTTTGAAACGATGCCGTGGACTGCTGAGGTGTTCGATCAGCGTCCGGTTGCCGCTGATCCGCAGGTGTTCTGCATGTCCAGCGTGCCCACCGCCTCAGATCCGCGCGAGGCGTCTTGTACCTGTCTGACAGAGCAGGGCACGCGGTACGATCTTCCCCAGCCCATGTGCCGCACGCTTGCGCGCAATGGCGCTCCTCACAACCCGTACAAGGACGTGCGCCAGCAGCAGCGCAACAACAGCAGCAGGCGCAAACCGGGCAGGTGGGTCATCAGAATCAGCCTTTGCAGCTCGCAGGATCTGTCATTGCAAGGGGCACACGTGACGTCGGCACCTTCCCCGAGTCGAAGTCTTACGCTTCTGCTACTAGCGTTCCTTCGACCACGGCTGATCTGTAGACCATCAGCAGGGATCGTGCGTCAGCTGCACCCAGCCGTTTGACACGCGTTTGAAACGGCGGCCTTGTAAGCAGCGCTCGCCGTCGCTTAACGGTCTTGGTGGGTCATATTCCCGCACCTCAGGCGCGTTCCTGGGTGTCTGGACGTCCTGTCTAAGTACGCGCTGCATCTGCTGCGTCGCTAGTTTCGATTCTTTTTCAAGCTGCGCCATCGCTTGGCGCGTCTCGTATCTGGTGTACAGCCCAACGACGATGCTATGCGCTAGTAGTGCGATGAAGCCGCCAAGCGCAATCTGCCACCATAGGTCTGATGAGTCTGCTTGCTGATATCTGCGTTCCATGCCGCCCCCGATCTTGTGAGCTGGCATTGTAGGCCGGGGGTGTAGGGGCATAGCCCCTACGGATAACGCCTCGCCCGAAGTGGCGGTCTCGCCATTCGCCAAGATCCACGACGACGACCTTGCCCATCGACTGCTGAACCGCTTTGCGGTTGGCGTTTCGACGGCGGACCGAATCCCGAATGTCGCCAGCATTGGCATGCCACAGCGAGCCACGCAGCCGGCGTTCTGGTATCAGTTCGCCACTGGGCGCAATCAGGTCGCGCCCGGCCAACCGCCAACCAGCCCACGGGCCGGTGAGTTCGGCATGGTTCGTCACCATGCGCCGATGCAGATCATGTGCGCAGCTGTTCGGGCAAGGCGTTCCCACTGGCCAGCAAGGCGGGCGTCGGTCAAAGTTGTAGGTGCCTGTCATGCGGAGAGTTCCGTTTCGCTAGGAGAACCGTTCGGCAGGCAAGTCTTGATCCAAAGCCAGATCCAGCGGAGCCGCGCCCGTAAGGCCATCAGATCTGATTTCGCATAATGTATATTATGTAAGATCTCGGGTTGCTTGGTCAGGGAGAGACACGATCTCGGAAATTTCCTGACGGTTTTCTCAGCCCTTTCAGCATCTTACATTCGATTGGTTTCGGTCTGTTCGCCGGTCTCTTTTGAGGTCTGGTTGACAGTTGATGACAGTAATACGTGCTTATTGTTCGATCTCGGAGCCTGCGTTACGCGAGCGGTTCGTGTGGTTCCTCCAGATCACTGGGCGATCGCCTGAAACCACGAAGTCGTATCTGCGTGCGCTTGCGCGGTTTGACCGCTTTGCCACCGACAATCCTGTAGATCGCAGCGGTATCGATGTGGTCCATCGTTTCGTTGGATTGCGACGTGACCAGGTGCGGCCGGCCACCGTCAACATTGAGGTCAACGCGCTGCGTTGCTGGTTCCGATGGCTTGCGCAGAACCAGCCGGATGCGTGGAAGCCAGCCAGCTTGCCGCGCTGCTGCCGCGTTCCCGTGCGCCGCGTCTGGGCGCTCACCGATGCCGAGGTCGGCATGCTGCTGGCAGCGCCCGATCTGACCACGTATGTCGGCTTCCGCGACCACGTCATCATGGCCACGCTGTACCAATGCGGTCTGCGTGCGGGTGAACTGGCAAAGCTGCAGGTTGGTAGCATCCTTCCCGATGGCTTCTTGATCGTGTTTGGCAAAGGCAACAAGGAGCGGCTGGTGCCCATCGGCGAACACTGCGTTGGGCTGCTCCATACGTACTTGCGCGAACGCGGGAAACTCCGGCCGGGAAAGAAGAATGCGCTCTTTTTGACCGTACACGGCCATGCGCTGCGCGATGCACGCAGCGTGTGGGTGATTGTGCGTAAGTATGCAAATGCGCTGGGCTACGGGCACGGCGGTGCCGTGGCGGCGCTCGACGCGACGATCTCTACCAGGCCGTGGACCGGCCATTATCCGCACAGGCTGCGCACTGCATTTGCCACCGAGTTGCACCGGCGCGGCGTGAACCTCATGGCTTTGTCGCAGTTGCTGGGCCATGCCAGCGTGGTGACCACTGCACTGTATTTGGGCATCGACATGGCGCAGCTGCGCGAGGCAGTCGCCCACCACCCGCGAGCCAAACGCGTGAGCGAGTGAATCAAAACGGCAAGTCATCGCCCCGCTCCTCTTCGCCAGGAAATGCTGGTGCTTTGGCTGCGGCACGGCCTTGGTGTTCCGGCTTCGTCTGCGCGTGTTCTCGCTCGGCGTGCAACGTCAATCCTGCTGCGTTGACATGCACGAACACCTTGCTGCGCGGCCGGCCGTCGTCGCTCCATCGCTCGGTGTGTTTGCGCCCCTGGATCGTGATCATTCGGCCCTTGCGTAACTGGCGCTCGGCGGTTTCTGCCGCAGCGCCGAACAGCTTGATGGCAAACCACTCGGTGTGCTCGCAGCGCTCGCCGCTGCGGTCGGTGTAGGTCTCGGTGACGGGGATCGACAGCTCGGCAACGAGCTTGCCTCCGGCCATCGCGCGAATAGTTGGATCTGCACCGATAGTCCCGGTCACGATCACACTTTGGAAACCTCGATTCATCATCCCCCTCCAGTAAGACGTGCCTTGGCCGTTTATTCAGAGATCCCAAAAAACCTATCTATAAGAGCTAAGGTCGAAAAATGACAGATGCCGTTGCTGAGAGCGCAAAGCCCAAGGAGAAATCCAAAAAGGAGAAGAACCAGCGTCTTGAGGGCATTCTGGAACTTGGACGCAATTGGGCTTTGGCTGTCGCCATAGCTGGTGCCGGCATCGCGGCAAGCAAAGCGGAGATTGTCGACAGTCCCGGCGAATGGCAAAAAGTCGTTTTTTTGACATGTACGTTTGCTTCTTTGATCTGGATAGCTCTCGCTGTTCTTCGCTTTGACGACGTGCTCACCCTCGAGAGCATGGCCCCACGCAGCCACTGGATCAGCTTCGCGCTTATCCTCACCCTGCTGCCGCTCGGCGCCGTAATCGTCTATGGCGTCGCGAGGTTCTCTGACAACGCAGCTATCGTCAAAATATGCGAATCGGTGCCAGATACGGTGGAAAGTAAGATCCATGAGTACGACGAGTGTGTCCGGCTGAAAAAAAAGCGCGATGCGTTGAGAGCCACACTGGAGGGAAACACGCAGACGACTCATGCTACTGAGGACCCAGCAGAAAGGCCTAGATAAGCTTCGGCTTCGTGCTGATTGATTTGGCAATTGCTCATTAGCTTTGAAACGTCTGTCTGTAGAGCGAGCGCATCGTTTCGCAGCTGCGTGGCTACCGAGATAGGCGTGCGCAACGCAGCTGCAAGGGCGTAGGGCGAGAAAAGAACTGGGTTTGGCGCTATAGCAAGCAGATCAGCTACTGTTGGTTGCTTCATGCTGCCCTCCCCTGCGCCTTGCGCGGCGCGTCAGGGAGCGCACGCAGGCGCTCCAACAGCGCTGTGTGCTGGTTGCGACTCAGGTCCAGCGTGCTGGTGGCACCAACCGCCTGGAGGTGCAGGCGGTACGTCGGCTCGTCGAGCCCTTTGGTGCCATGCGCGTAGCGGCGCAACGCCTTGACCAGCGGCTTGCTGATCTGGAAGTCACGGTCAGCCATTGCGCACCTCCGGCTTGGCCTGATGGTCGATGATCTTGCTCACCGCCCAGGCGCGCATGCGCTCCCAGCGCGCCTCGGGTGGTTCGTGCTGTCCGTGGGGGTAGCGCCATTCACCAGCTTCATCGTTCTCGAACACGACTTCTTGCACCAACTGGTGGGCGATGTTCAGGCGTCTGGCCGCCCGGTTGGCCTCAAAGTCGTAGTCGGTGCCGCCGTGTTCGCCCTGATCTAGATCGGTTCCCCGGAAGTGAGCAAGCGCCCCCAGTGCGCAGAAACAACCATCCTGTTCGACGATGCCTGCGATCAGCTCCTTCTCCGGAAGCGCGTCGAGTGCGGCGATCAGATCGCGCAACATGGACTGTCCTCGCTTGCCGCGCAGGGCCGATGCGACCTGCGCGCGCCAACGACCGAATGCCAATGCGTCATCCATATCATCGGTATATCCGCTGCGGCTGATAAGGCCTCCTGCGACTTCGACTGTTTGTTCTGCTGGTCGATGAAGTCGATCTGCGCCGCAATTAGCGCTCCAGCACGCACCAGGTCCCTGTGGGCATCGCGCGGCTTCCACCATGCCGCATCCCAAGGCCAGCAAGCCGGCGGCGATCCGGTGGCGATGTGTTGCCGCCCACCGGCCTGCAGATCCATCGCTGTGAGCTGCACATAAGCGACTGCCGCCCATGCCAACTGTCCATAGCGATAACCGGCGTCGCCCTCGGGTGTCATGCCTTCCACCAGCACCTGACGCGCGCGCTCTGTGGCGATTGCCTGCACACCAGTGATCGGGACCGCCGCTGCCGGCTGAGGGTGTCCGGCATTTCCAGGCAGTGGAGTATCAAAGTGCAGCGCGTTCTTTGCCTCCTGCTTGCGTCGGATCTTTGTCATCACTTCTGGCTGCATGATCCGAACCAACTCGCGGGCACCCTCGGCATGCATGTCCAGCCCGGCCACCATGCAGTAGCCCGCCAGCGTGACCATGACGCCGCCGACCTCCTGCGCCGGCTCACCGACCGGGCGGCCGTAGACGTAATCGACCAGCGTCGCCACACGCGTCTGGTCATAGCCATTCGACTGCAGCAGCTCTAGCACCTCTTCCAGCAGGCGGTCGCCGCGCTCGGTCATGTCGGCATAAAGCGATGGCAGGAAGCACTCGCCCATCCAGGTGGACACGCCAGCTTGAAAGGCATCTTCTGGCGCAGGAGCAGATGCTGACGCGGTGCCCCGTATTGCGGGCGAAGATCCATCCAAGAGGATGCAACCTTCCTCCTCCGCGTCTACACACTCGCAGTAGAGACCTGCTCCGCTGTGGCCTTTCTCGCTGTAGAAGATTCGCACGCGGGATCGGTCGTCGAATTCCCGATCGAACTCTGGATCACCCGCCATCATCAGTGCTTCGTGGAGCTGGCACGCGGTCAGATCCAAGCAGTTAGCGTTGCATGTATTATTCATGGCACGAACTCCGCTGTTTTTGCCCGCGTTGAGCAATAGCCGCGGCGTCCTGCACGCTGACAGTCACGAGTGTATCTGCGCCGATTGCGCGAAGGTCGCTCAGCTGGATGGCATTGATGCACGTCAGGTGTTCGGCGGCGGCGGTGCGTAACCGGCGTGCCCACTGCTTGAGCAGGCGGGCTTCAGCGAGCGTGCCCGCTCGGAACGCTTGGTTTGCAACTTCCGTGGACAGGGCGGCCAGATCCATGCCCGCCGCGTCGGCGCGCTCGGCCAGTTCGTGCAGGCTGGGGTGTAACGCATTGCGCCCGATGGCGTGGCCGGCAAGGAAGCCGATGCCACCGGTGAAGACGGCCGTGATCAAGATGCTGATGATGGTGATCATGCGGCCATGACTCCCCTACCGGGCAACTCCGGCAGCAACGTGCGTTGCTGATCGGTGAGCCGGTATTGCGCCACGCGGCAGTCCTCGCCTTCGCGGTTCGGTACCGTGATGGGCGTGCTGGCGATGTTGAAGCCCTGATTGCGCAGGTCGTGGACACGCGCGCTTGCGCGCGCAATGCCCAGTTCCATCCAGATCTCTACCGCGGTCATCGGCTTTTGCTTCAGTGCGGCGAGCAGCTTGGTGTTCTGATCCTCGTGCATGGCGGCGACCTCAAAGAGTGAAAGGCATGACGACGTGGGCGATCTCGTCGGGCGACACGTCGAGGGGCTGGACCAAGGCCGCGCCCTTGACCTCGCGTGCGAGGTGCAGCACTACCTGGTCAGTACGGATGGCGCTTAGGATCTGCTGCAGCTGGCGCGGGTGCAGGCCGACGCGGATCGTGCCCGAGTGCTCAAGCGCAGCACCGGCTTCGGTCAGGTGTTCCACGTTCTCGCCGGCCTTGTCGGTCATCACCACCGCGTCGGGCAGCAGCTCCAGCGCGATGCAGTGATTGATGCCCTTCTCACCGCCCCAGGCGGAGAAAGGAACGAAACGTCTCAGGGCTTCGATCATGGCCTTGCGGTCAAAACGCACGCGTGCCGCTGCAGCTGCCGGATCTGGCACCAGCTTCTCGATGTCCAGAACCACCTGGGCTTCTACCATGCGAACGATCAGGCACATCGCAGCGCTCTCGATGCGCAACGCCAACACATGTGCCACGCCCGCCGCTCGCCCCACACTGATGACCGCTTCCGGCTGCCCGAGCGCATCGGTGATGCGCCCGAGCTGGTACACCGGCAAGCAAAACTTGGGTCCCGTATAGGCGATCGCGCGGCGCGCCATCAGTTTGCCGTCGGTCGCCCAGACCTTGCCGGTTTCGACGAAGACGACGCGGCAGTAGGCACGCACGTCCTTGTCATCCGGCGCGTGCTGCACGTGCGACACGGCCTCTGCCAGCATCGTTGCCGGCAGCTCGATCGGCTCCCACTTCATCCGCTCGGCGTCCGGTAGTGCAGACGGGTCGGGATGGGTGCCCACGCGATAGCGCGAACGGCCGCGGACCACTTGCCCGTCGGCGCGCAGGTCCAGTTTTCCGCCGCCGGCCGCAATGGTACGCAGGGTGCTTTCGTGCAACAGCAGCTGGCCGTCGTCCTGCACGTCTGCAGCGATGGTCATACGCGTGTAGACCTGGGTATCGGTGGTCTCGATCTGCAGCTCACCATTGCCTGCCGTGATACGGGCAAACTGCAGCAGTTCCATGGTGCTTTTTGCCGGCGCTGCGCTGTGCTTGAGCGCATCCGCCAGCTGGTTCGAATTGACGGTGGCACGCATCAGACAGTCTCCGGAATCAAGGGGGCCTGCGTCGGTGCAGGCAAGGTGGCGAGGTATTCGGACAGGATGGAATTGGCCCAAAGCCGCGTGCGCTCCACGGAACTCAGCAAGCTGCTATCCAGTTCGTGATCGATCTCGGCGCGCTGCAGAACGTTGCCGTTGAGATCGACGATGAGGCGGACGCTGTCGTTGACGAATTGCATGTCCGCGTCGTCGTCGCACGCCTCTCCATAGGCAAAGCGCCGAAGCCGGCCGCCTTCCCAGATGCCGAACAACAACGCGTAGGCGCCGTTAAACGTCATGCGTTCCAGGCACGCCAGTTCCATCGCATCGGCCAGTTCCCAATCGCCGCGTTGCGCACGCGCGATCGCATCGCGCTGCATGGTGGTCATCATCGTGCGGTCCTCCGGAGACGGGTGACGTTGTCGATCGGTAGCTGCTGCTGTGGATTGGTCTTTGGTGTCGGCCGGCCTTGCTGCCGGCACCACTCACGCAGTGCGTCGTCGAACGCGCCATGCTTGCTGCTGGCACTGCAGGCGCATTCCACGAGGTGACCGCCACCGGCCTGCAGCGAGCGCTGGTCGTGGATATGGCGGGCTGTGTGGCCGATACGGCACAGGGGCAACGGTGTGGCGTGGCTGATCATGCGTTGCATGGCAGTTCCCCCAGTGGCGCCAGCGTGCGGATGGCAGCGCGCTGCACCTCTGCTGCGTGGGCACCGTAGACGTTGACCGTGGTGGACTTGTGCTTGTGGCGTGCGTGCGCGGCGCCGGCGTCCAGGCCTGCACGCTCCACCACTTCGCCCAGGCGGCGATGCCGCAGCATGTGCGGGTGCAACCCGGGCATGCCGGCTACCCTGCCCCGCTCACGCACCATCAGGTACACGGACTGCCGCGACAGGCGCCGGCCTGTGGCATTGACGAACAATGCAGCCTCACCGGGCAGTGCCATCTTGTCGCGTGTGCGTCGCCACGCCTGCACGGCGCGCACGGTGACGGGTTCGATACCGACCACTTCGAAGTCGTCATCCTCGCCACCCTTCGGGCGTACATACACGCGCTGGCTCTCTTCCAGCACGGTGAAGCCGTTGCGCGACACCGGGGCATCGTCCAGCAGCGCCACTTCGCTGGCGCGCAGTGCGCCGTCGAGCATCAGCAACAGCATGGCGCGGTCGCGGATATCTGCAGGTGCCCGCTCGCCGATGCCGGCAATCATTGCCTTGAGTGGTTCCAGCTCCGGCGCCACCACCGTGCGCTGGCGGAATTTGATGCGCACGTCGCGGGTGGCATCGTGCTGCATCAGGCCCTGCATGCGGCACCAGGACATAAAGGCGCGCACCGCAGCCAGCCGCCGCGCAGCAGTGCGGCGCGCCCACTTCATGTGGCGCATGCCCTCGTCGAGCCACAGGTTCACCAAGCGCTCGCTGACAAGCTGCACCAGCGTCACGTCGAAGCGGCCGAGAAAAGCCGTCAGCATGGTTAGATCGGCGCGGTACGCGGCGATGGTGTTGATGCTGGTGCCGCGCAGGCGACGGTGGTCAAGGAAGTCCGGGACGAGGGTGGCGAGGTCGCCGGGGATGGTGTCAGCCATGAGTCACCTCCGCGGTGGCGGCGGCGCGGTCGTAGATCTGCACGGCATAGGCAATGGCGTACAGACGCCACATGAAGTGAAATCTGAAATCCTCTAACGAAGAGCCGTACTCCCATGGATCGCTGAAGCCGAAGTGCTTATAGCTCTCTCCATCAGGCTTAAAGTTATCCATGTTCCCGATGGCGCGGCCAGTAGCTTCGACATCCTCGTCGTCAAACAAGACGGAGGTTTCCAGCTCGTCCCAAAGCTGATTGGCCCACTCGGGTACGGGACCGTCATCCTCGGTGTTTTCGGCTACGAACTCATCAAATTTTTCCTTTACGATCTGATGGAATAGCTCGCTACTGAACTCCTTCTTAGGGCCATCGTTTGCCACGCATTTCTCGGCCCAGTACTCCGGATTGATCGGTAGCCCGCCCGCCGTTGCTGCGATTCTCTCTTCGCTTTCGCGGAAGAACTCCAGCATGTCTTCCAAGCGGGTAAACAAGGCGTGACCCATGTCGCCGGAAATGGCCAGGTAGCCGGGCCAAGTCACGATGTCGAAGCCGTAGCAGGACGTGCCCGGCTTTCGGAATCGCAAGTGTCGGTAGGTGCCGTGATCGTGCAGCACGGTCATGGTGTGCGCAGCAGTGTCGCGGCAGAAACTTGTCAGAACATATTCTCGGGTACGCATGGATCAGCCCCCCGCCTTGCTGATGTGTAGCGCCTGCTCAAGCAAAAGAAACAGTCGGCGCACTTCGCAGGCCATGAGGTTGAAGCGCGCATCCAGCTCCGCGCTTACGCCCTCGGCATCGTTGCCGTCCAGCTTGTCGATGGCGCCATCGAGAAAACGCAGGCGGCGGATCACCAGGTCGTCGCCGAGAACAAAGGCGACGTGGTCGTCCAGCACAAGTTCCAGGCGCGTGACTTGCTTGCCGGCTTCAAGGTGCTTGCTCACCTCATCGCTGCGCAGCTCCTGGTGATTGCAACGCACGCGTGCGCCGCCTTCGATAGGGTCACGCAGCTCGCAGTCTTCACCCAGGCTCAAGCCTGCCGGCAGCTGCTCGCCGGCCAGCCAGGCGGTGAGCACAGAGCGCGGGGCTACTTCGGCATTGAGCGGCAGCGCCGGGAACGAGCCGAGGGCGCCGCGCAGTTCGCTACACACCGCATCGGAGGTCTTGCGGCTGCTGCTATCCACGGCGATGAAGCCGTGCTGCATGTCAAGGAACGCATCGGTGCGCTGCTCGCGCACGAAAGCCTTGGGGAGCAGCTCGTGGATGACGTCATCCTTGATGCGCTTACGCGCGCGGCCACCGGGGCGCTGACCTTCGCGTTTCTCGATCTCGGTTACCTTGGCCTCGACCGTGTTGTTTACCACTGATCCCGGCAGGAGCTTGTCTTGCCCGCCAACGGTGATCCAACCAAACTCACCGTGGATGATGGTAAGCGCGTCGGTCTGGTCGCTGTCGCGGCCATAAGGCGAGACGAAGCCGCGTGATGACATCTCAAGCGGGCCGACGGGCTTGAGGCGCTGAAGATCCAGCAACGTATTGAGCGCTTCATCGGCTGCCTTTTCGTCGCTCTGGTGGTTTGGCTCGCTTGCGAAGGCGCGGTAAAGCAGAGAGTCCGGGGCCCAGGGAAAACGGTAGAGCGTGAGATTGCGAAAGAACATGGCTCAGGCCTCCTCTTGGATGATCTTCTGGGCCTGCAGCAGCCGTGGCACGGTCTGGCCATCGTCATCTGCACGATTGATCGCCTCCGCCAGGGTGTAGCCCTTGGCTTTCAGCCAGCTGGGCTTGTTGAGGACAATGGCTGCGGCCAGGGATTCACCGGTGGACAGCGGTCCCGTTCCCCGTAGTCGCTTAGCGAAGCGCGCGACGCTCACGATGTGGTCAAGGTCCATTGCTCAGCCCCTCCCGCACTGCAGATCAACGGTGACGAACGCGGCGCGGCGTGCTGCGAAGCGGTTGCCCCGCGTGGCGAGATATTCGGCGTCGGCGGCATCCATGGCAGGTGCTGGATTGACGCCATGGCGACTGGCGTCATGCGCGGCATTGCGCCGCACGAGCAGCCGGTAGCTGACGATGGGGTATGCCGCAGCTTGCGGCGACGTTGCAGGTGTGGTGCACTTGTCCACGATCTTTCCTCCTACGGGTTTGATCACTGAAGCCATCGGCGTTCGTGCGCCGGTGGCTTCCTCGTTTGGGGCGGACCATGCCGCTGCCGAGTGCAGCAAGGTCCTGTGTTCGCCCGGTACGTCCTCGGCTCCGGGCTTCCTGGGGTGTTCTGAGTGCCGTCTGGTCACAGACCGTCGACCGCGTTGAGTTCGCGCGCGGCATAGATGGCGCGTTGCTCTGAGGGGAACCGTCGCGGATTCAAAGTGGGGGTGACGGCTTCGATGGGCTTGCCGACCGGCTTGCCTTCGGCGTCGACCGACTCGAAACGAATCAGGCGCCAGCCACTGCCGGCCGGCACCGCCGCAGGGAACCAACGCTTCCAATTGATGGCGGTGGTACTCATCCCTGCACCGCCTTCAGCACACGCGCCCGCTCGGTTTGCGGCATGGCGTTGGCGATCTGCGCAGTGAGCGTGATGCAGGCGCTCTGCACGTCGTTGATCGCGTGCAGCGCGTTGGCGAAGTGCTGCTGATCTTCCGGCCCGATACGGTGGTTGTCTTCGAGCATCGGCACGATGGCTTGCACAGCATCTGCGGCGCAGCGCATCAACTCGCACGGCGTGCCTACCTGCCCTACTACGTCCTCCGCATGCGGAGGACGGCGCGCGTACATCAACCCGATGCGCGCCAGCAGGTTTGCCAGCACATCCACACGCTGTTCCCGGGGAAGCGCCATCACCAGCGCTTCCTCGAGGTCCACCGGCATGCGGATCTCGCCCGAGAGCAGCCGGCGCACGGTCTGTGTGTTCAGACGCGCAGCCTTCTCGTGTTGGGCGGCGGTGCTGGCCACATGGAAATCGACCACACGGTCGGCAACATCGACGCTACGGTGGTAGTGCGCGACCACCGCGTCGGCGTACTCCTGCCACTGCATGCGCGAAGTCACCACGGCTTGCATGATGAGTGCGCTTAGTGCTTGGCTACGGGGGGCGTTGGAAGTGTTCATGCTCGCGCCTCATCTAATTGGCGGGTCTGTTGCAGGTGCTCGGCGAAGGCCGCGTACAACGCGGCTTGCGCGTTGAGCATCTGGTCGTGCACACGGGCATAGCTCGCAAGTACGTCACCGGTGATGGCGTCGCGCGCTTGGCGCGCGGCCGTGAAGCGGGCTTCGAGCACGCGTAGCTCGGGCGTTGGCATCACCAGCGGCTCGCTGATAGACACGTGATCTGCGTTGCTCATGGCTTTGCGGCCTCCGAAACCGCAGGTTCGTGTTCGGTTGGCAACGGCTGGATATGTTTCAACCCGCCATGCGTATTGATGACTCGGGAAACGGAATGCTTCTGCCAGCGACGGCCACCGGCAGGCGCAGGGATGCCGCGCGCTTCCAGCTCGGTAGAAATCCCTTGCAAGGAGAGTTGTTCCGCGCCGTCGTGCGGCCCGCGCAACTGCACGATCAACTCGCGGTGCGGCCAGGTCTTGGGGTCGCGATACAAGTGCTGGCCGACTACGCGGCCCAGGGACTCATCCCAACGACCGCCCACGGCCACGCAGCCGTACGGCGTGGTGCCGTACACCCTGCCCTGCTGCCGCAGGCCTTCCATCGTGGAGCGGGTGCGCTCGCGGATGGTGTCGCGTTCGTACTCGGCCACGGCCCAGAGCATGGTGAGCATCAGACGCCCCGTAGGCGTGGTGGTGTCCACCAGCTCGGTGATGCTGTGCAGGTTGATGCCACGGCCATCGAGCTCGTCGCGCACGAAGTTGAGGCCGTGCTGCGCATTGCGAAACAGGCGATCGAGCCGGAACACCACCACCACGTCTGCCTCGCCAGTGCGCAGGCGGTGCATCAGTTCCTTGCCGCCTGGACGCTTGTGCAGTTGGACGCCGGCGCTGATCCCTTCATCGAACACGATGTCGACCAGCTGCAGTTCGCGCAGTGCGCACCATTGCCGGATGCGCTCAGGTTGCAGCGCAAGGCTGTGGCCCTGCGCTGCCTGTTCGTCAGTGCTGACGCGCACGTAGCCGATTGCACGGCGCACGGTGACAGGCATGTCGATCATGCTGCCCTCCCCGGCCTACGGTAGAGGTCGTCCAAGGTGATCTCCTTCTGGAACAGATCCACCAGCTGCACCGCAAGGTCCGGCACCGGTCTGGTGGTGTCGGACTCCCATTGCGCGACTGCGGCTTTTCCGACGGGCGGATTGAGGCGGCTGCCCAGTTCCTGCTGCGACCACTTGCGGCGCTGCCGGGCAAGGCGGATCGGGTGAAGCTGAGGGGGATGGGTCGTTTTCATCTTGACGCGAAGTCTAGACCATCTATACCCAATGTCAAGACCACCTGAACCCATGAAAGTTCAGCCCGTCTATACTCCGCAGGTGAGCACCATCGGCGCCCGGATGCGCGCGGCCCGCGAAGCAGCGAAGCTTTCGCAGTTGGATGTAGCAGCGGAACTTGGCGTGACGAAGGGGTCGTTATCCGCCTGGGAGAACGACAAGAACTTCCCGCAGCTGCAGACCTTCATCCAGCTGTGTCAGCTCTATGGCACGTCGGCCGACGCGTTACTCTTCTCCGCAACCGCGGTGGCGGAGCCGCGCGCGCAATACAAGGTCGGCGAAGCCGCGGTGTTGCAGCGCCTGGTGGATGCGCTCAGCGACGAGCAGCAGCGCGCACTTGTGGTGCTGCTGGCGAAGTAAGGGATCTACAACTGACGGGGGGAATAGATGGGTAGCTATCTGACCGGCGGCTTCGGGCTGCTGATGATGTTCGTAATGGTTGTGCTGGTGCTGCTGTGGATCGCGTTGCCGATCGCGGTGTTTCGTATGAAGGACCGGATGGACAAGATGCAGACTCAGCTTGAGGAAGCGAATGGATACCTTGCTGCCATTGCGAAAAGTTTGGAGCGACAATGAGCGCTACGCATGTTTGCCCATGGTGTAATCACTCTAGCGTGATTACTGACAACAGCACCGGCGACCATTTCATTTTTTTTAACGGTAATAAGCATGGTCGAATGCGATTTATGACAATTGCCACAACTTGCCTAAATCAATCGTGTAAAGAATTTACGCTGCACGCCTATCTACACAGCCTGTCCCCCGGGACGCCTGGACGGTCAGAAAAGGTAACACTAGTTGAGGACTGGAGGCTGAGGCCAACAAGTGCAGAAAAACCAATGCCGGATTATATTCCGAGCCCAATCCTTGAGGACTATAGAGAAGCATGTGCGATTGTTTCCCTCAGTCCGAAAGCATCGGCCACACTGTCTAGGCGTTGCTTACAGGGGATGATCCGGGATTTTTGGAATATTTCTGGGCGCACGCTACACGAGGAAATAAATAAGCTAGAAGATAAAATCAATCCAGCTACTTTTGATGCAATTAATGCGATAAAGAAGATTGGGAACATCGGGGCACATATGGAGCGCGACATCAATGTCGTAGTTGATGTTGATCCGCAGGAAGCATCTCTATTGATTGATATGATCGAGATGCTGATCAAGGACTGGTATGTCGAGAGGCATGACCGTGAGCAGCGCATCGCTAGACTTCTAGAAATGTCCAAAATAAAGCAAGAGGCTCGAAAAACTACCGAAAGCCCAAGCTCTCCCGCCTTGCCGCCGCCCGACACGGCTGGCTAAACCTCCATTTATCCACCTCGTCCTCGTAAAGACCCAGCAGCGCCTGCACCCAGGCGCTGCGTTCTGGCTCAGTGCTCGGCTGGGGCGCGATCGATGCTGGTGGTTCCTGGTCGCAGACCGCCTCGGATCTTGGCGTTAACCCGGTCGACGGCCTCGCCAGCCTCCCGCAGGACGACAGGATCAACATCATGGCAAGGGCCAGGCACCACGACAGTGCGGATGCGTTCGATCGCGGCATGTGTGCTGCTCCGGTTTTCGTTGAGTGCGCCCGACACGGCGGCGCGCGTGCTTGCACCCGTGGCATCGATGGCGTTGTTGGCCTTGTTCTGGTCGGCAACCTGCTCAGCGAGCGCACTGCCGGCTTTCGCCTGCTGGCCCAGTCGCCCGTAGTGCTTGCCGAAAAAGAACGAGCCGACGTTGGTGACTACGAACAGCAGCACCGCTGCGAGGATGGCGTAGACCCTCACAGTAGCGGCCCGCGTGCGAGGTCCATGATGATCTGCATCACTGCACGGCGCTTCTCCGTGCTCTCGCCGTAATAGCGATCCCAGTGGCAGGTCATCAGCTCCACGCCCACCGCGTTCCAGTCGCCGCGACGCATGGCACTCCACAGGGGCGACCATTCGCGCATGCGCTCAGGCTCCAGGATATCGGCCAGGGCATAGATGTATGGCAGGCGCGGCACCGCTTCGGGGTGCACCACGATCAGCTCAAAGATCCGCGCACGCAGGCAGGCTTGCGCTGCTTGCACGTCATTGCTTAGCGCGAACTCGGCCACCTCTTCAGTCATGGCGCGCCGCTCGATTGGCCGGCCGTGGCCGTGCCGCACAATTCCCATTGAATCCTTCTTCGGGAATCTGTCGAACGTGAATAGCGATTTGAGCAGCACCATCGTGCGTGCCATCGCTTCCGTTTCAACCGCTGCCAGTCGCTCGTCATCCAGATCTGGCATCACCTGCATCCCCGCTCCATGGCAGCCATGCGTCGCTCAAGGCTGTCCACCTCGCGATTGCGCTGGCTGAGCATCTGGTCGCGATGACCCGCCGACTCCCGCAGGCTGCGCACCTCCCCGCTCTGGTTGACGTTCCACACGCCGAAGGCCACCAGCAGCCCGACCACGTACGTGTGATCAACGCGCATCGAGAAGAAACGACGCTCTTCTGCGGGCTGACTCACGGTGTGGATGCCTTTCGCAGGAACAACGCCCAGGCTGCGGCGGCTGCACGGTAGAAGAACGGCGCCGCGAAGCCGGCCAGTATGCCTAGCAACATGCCCGGCATGGTGCCGGTCAATGCCCACATCACTCCGAATCCCACCACAAGCGCCACAAGCTCCACCAGGAAGGTGCGCGCGTGCTTGGTGTGGTTGGCGCGGCTGTGCGGTAGCCAGCGGCGTAGCATCGGTTGGGAGATTGTGGCCATCGCTAGTGCCAGCAAGAATGAACCTGTTCCCAGTGGGACATCCTGCGTGATCTTGACCAAGAACAGCCAAAGCGCTTGCGCGCCTTCAGCGAACGCACTGCCGTGCAAGGCGATGAAAGTCGCAAGCCCGGCCAGCGAGATGCCCAATCCGCTTTTGATTTCCGCGTTCACTGCAGGGCCTGCACAGCGCTGAGTGCATAGCGGTAGTTATCCGGCCACGTGTCGGGCTTTGGTTTTCCCGGTCGCCAGGTGCGTTTGTACAGCGCCCAGGCTGCCTGCTGCTCGCCCAACGCCGGCAATCGCACCGGATCGGTAAACAGCAGCAGGCGCGCAAGAGCAGCCGCCAGGATGTCGCTGTGTTCCAGCGCGCTCCAAATGGCCTGCGGCTGGAACGGAATGCCCAGTGCCTCGCACACCTGCGCCAGCCAGTAGCGACTGGCGTCGTGCAGGTACACGCCCCACACCCCGCCGCGGCTGGCCTTGGTGCCCTGCTCGAACTGCGCCAGGCCGCGTGCAGGTCCCTTGCGTTCGGGACGCCTGACGTCGATCACCTGCCAGCGATGCGCCAATGCGCTCTCCTGCAGCATGATCGCAAGAATCATCACTAGCGCTTCCGGGCTGGTCATTCGCGGCGGCAACAGGTGCAGCGCCGGCACGATGATCTTGCGCAGGGCGTCAGCGGTCGAGATGGGCAATGGAAGCAATGGCGCGTTCATAACGCGATTGCAGCCGTTGCCTGCGTTGCCTGTCTGCTAGAACGGGAAACGTAGGCGTGCGCAAGGTGGCGGCCGTCGGTGCCTGAGACGGCAATACAGCGATGCCCAGACTTATCTCGACGACCCGATCGCGAACTTTGCTGCCACCTCGAAGGCCTGAGCGATCGGGTATGTCATCGGCTCAGGTACCAACGGGCTGCCTGGGGCTGGTAGGTACACATCGGCCTCTCCGGATTGGTTACGCCGAACCCTTGCGAGGACTTCCGCGCCACCCAAGCCTACACGCAACAACTCCCATTGGCCTCGATCAGTTGCGTTGCCGATTACAGGATTGTGCCAGCTCATACTGGCAGGCAAGTCCGGCAGCGTTACGCCGTTAGGTGCGATAACGTGCGGCTCTTTGGTTCGCTCCAGAGCAGTGCGGTGGGCAGATCGTGATGGCATCGCTCGCAAACCTTTGTGCGCTTGGGCACGTGTGAGATGCAGGCAATCCTACTGCCGGCTTTCTCAAGGGTTGCGACAATAGATGCCGGCCTGGCGCTGCTCAGGCGCCCCGCGGGTGAGCGGCCATCTTGGCACCGCGACCGGCAGATATAGGATGCTAGCGAGACCGACATTTACATATCAGTTTTAGCCCCTTTGAGCTGTCAGACTTTTACCCGCGAGCTCATCCAGGTTACAAGCGATAATCACCCTTCAGCTTGCGCTTCGACGCTCCGACGAACAGGCGTCGAAGATTGGATCTTTTTTTTCTTTACGGGCTTTTTACCCGGAAAAAAAGGAATCGGCAAAAGCGGCAACGACGCACTTCGCAACGTGTCATACACGTGCTGCCGCCAAAATGGCCAAGCATTATGTACGCAATTGTATTTAACGAACTGCGAGAACATTTCTTTCGTTGGCGTCCTAATCACAAAATATTCGACACTGAAAGTAGCTTCGATCGAATATAAAACTTCGATTTCAGACTCTGCCGTTTCCTGATAAACAGATCTAATGCCAAATTTAGCCAAAACCCGGAGAAGAAACTGATCTTCATCCTCACCCTCTATGGAGACCTTCATCATCTCTGGGTCGACCGACATAAACGTCTGAATTGAGCACTTTCCGTCGTGCTGCTCGGGCAAATAATCGCCTTCTCGGCTCAGAGAAGCCGTCCATAACGCAATATCCTGAATAGCGAAAAACTGCGTTACGTCATCGGCGCCGCTATCTTTCTTACGAGCCATAAATTAGGCGCTCTCTCGATAGCGAGGCTCATCGCTAGACCAGCTTTCGTTAGCTGGAGACCAACCATCTCTCCCCTCTCTAGCACTAACAAAATCAGCAAGATCAAATACCACACAAGCCGATACTGAGGAGCGATGAGGCCGTTCGGGTTCTAAAACTGCAATCGTCTCCCACTCATCCTTGAGTTTAATACCGGCCCTATCTGCCAAAAAGGTTCTTGCGCTGCCAACCTCATCAAATACACGCATTAGCAAATCCATAGACTTGCTATGAATTATCTCTCCGTGCTCGTATTTATAGAATGCATTTTTTCCACCTCCAAAGATAGCCGACGCCTCGTGTTGCGTCAGACTCCATTTTTCACGGAAAGAGCTAATGGCAGAGCAGGGAAGCAAATCATCAACACCCTTCTTAGCATCGGCATACAGCAGCGAGTTGTGCTTTTCATGAGCGGGCAGGACAACCTCCTCACCGCACTCAGGGCATTCAGCAAATTGAATGCCTTTGACAAGCAACAGGGACTCACCATACTGAATGGATTGATCTCCCGTGCGATTTTCCAACCTGCCTTTTTCACAAGCTGGACAAATGTGCGCCATGACGGACGTCCTATTAAGGATGAAAAGAAGTTACGTAGACCTGATCAACCACGCTGGGGCTAGGTATGCGAAACTTTATATATAGCTGCTTGTAAACAGCATGTCTGCCACTGATCCGATTGGCTGAATACGCATCGAACGGTTGTTGACCCTCGTATCTAAGCGACTTGCGGTATTCCCCCTCCGTGAGGGAGGCCACGCACTCAATCGCAGACTGCTTTGAGAAACCCTCTGCTTCGAAGCCGGCCTGGGCCCTCTTAGAGAACGTAACTTTGCCAGCGGCGCAGCGAGATCTGACATCGTCGAGCGTGTAAAGGGGTCCCGCAACTTGCTCACCATCACTGCCACCCTGATCACCATTGCGGCATGTTGGGGTCGACGGCGCCATTAATCAACCACCATGGTTGAATTTCGGCAGTTTTTCACAAATCTTGAGCACTTCCCTTGCGCCCGAGCCTTCATTCTCCAGGCCTGGTGAGAATCAAGTGACATGGCAGCCCTGCCTTTACAGTTAGAAGCGATTGTTACAAGTCCGCTGACATAGCGCCAGCGGTATGCCCCTACGCTTTTGTGAACAGCACCGCGAAAGGAACAGGGGAATAGCTGCAGACCACTTTCGGAGTACTAAACGCTAACCCTGCTGATGCAGAAGAGTGCTGCTTACCGTCAAGCTGTCGCCGGCTCGGCACTCGCCAAGTTGGCGACGATCGCACCATCAGTTGCCGCCTTGATCAGCGCCTGAAGCTTCCAGCCGGCAAGCTCCTGCGTCGCCTCCGCGTCGGGATATCGGATGGCGTAGGTCGGCGCGATGAGGTCGGCAATCGGCGCTGCTAGCACGCCGAGGGCGGCGCCGCGGTCCTCGACCTGGAACGTGACGGTGCCGGTGTCGTTGATCGGGTTCCAGATGATCGTGATCTGGCGGGCGAGCGGGTCCGCTTCCGGATCGGGCGCCACTATGTTTGCATCGTAGGCCACACGCGTTGCTGCCTTGATGCCGAGCAGCAGGTGCACGCCGGGTTCGGTGACCGTCTCCCCTGGCACCTGTGCCGCCTGGCCCGTTGCTGGGTCTACCTCATTGGTCGATGGCGCGGTGATGTCGTAGCTGCGGCCGATCAGGTCGCTGATCTGCACGGTGAGCACGCGCAGGAAGAAGCGCTCCAGCGTCTGCATCCAGCCGTCCGGGTGCGGCTTTGTTGTGATCTGCTCAAGATGGAACTCGACAGGCCCATCGTTTGTGGCCGGGTCCCATCGGATTTCGATGCGGGGCGACACGATCTTGGTCTGTGTGCCGAAGATAGGGTTCTCGCTGATGATGGTCATCTGGTTCTCTGTGTCAGTAGCCGGTGACGTCGCACACAAGCACATTCGAAGGGCGACGCTGTTCGAACGAAGTGCCGCTTTGGCCGACGATTTGAAAGGGGGAAATGGTCACTTGCTCGTTGGTGACCTTGGCGCCTGGCAAGCGCACCACATAACCAGCTTGGCCGCCGCCGCTGGTCAAGCTCGATACCCACACACCGCCCGAATGCGCGACGGCATACTTGCGTCCGCCGGGGTACCCGCGTGTGGTGCCCTGCTCTCCTGGAAGCGTGAAGCTATCCACGACACGCTGCGGCTTGCGCAACGCATCGAAGATCAGCTGGTTCTGCAGGTTTCGAATCTGTTGGCCATACGAGGAAGCGTCGCTATCGCGCAACGTGTCGAACGCATACCACTCGAACGACAAACCCGTAGCGCCTTGCAGCGTGAAGGTCGCGCGCCAAGTCGTTGCATCCACTTGTGCAAGCGCCCCAACGCACCCAACCCCATTGGGGCTATGGACGGCAACGATAGGCATCACGACACAATTGCTGATGATGAAGGCACCGGCCGACACACCGTACTGCGAAGACACGACGGTGTCAGTTTGCCCGACGCCTCGTTGACGGAGGAACAGCCCTCTGTAGTCGCCGTCGATCATCAACAAGTTGCTACCGTCCATGCTGCGGACACTGAAAAATCCCATCAGCGCACCCCGTAGGCCAGGCGGACATCGACTGCGCCGCCTGGATAAGTGTTGTTCGGCTGCCAAGAAATCGTGCCGTTCGGATCGACGGTGATAAACGGTGCGTAGCCACCGTAGGCCATCGGCTGCGGATACGCCCAGGGCTGGCCGTAGCTGGTGTCTACCCGGACTGAACCGGCTGCTCCTGCTGGGATGACGATAAATTCGGCCATGCGGCTCAAGCGGGAGGTGTACTCGACAACCACTTCCCCCGTGCTCGGATCGGAGATGCGTAGACCCTCGCTCATATGCTCCACCCCATCGCGATCACACGCACGCCGTTGGGCGCGTAGACGAAGTAGTTGCCGTTGATGAGCTCAGCACGTGCACCGCCTGCACTCGGGCTGATGAATCGCACCTTGTCGAACGCGAAATCCAGCGTTGCGCTCTGGCCGTTGTTCACCGAGCGCCAACCAGCCACGCGTCCATTAACGTCAAGCGCCAGAGTCGCCGCCGCCTCATAGCTGGCCACCCCGTTCTCAGTGCTAGTGATCCGCGTCGAAATCGACTGCGTTACCTGCGCGAACTTCGCCTCAATGCCACGACTAGCCGGGCTGTAGGCTGAAGGTGTGTTGCGCCCGGCCGGAACTTGTTCCAGCATAAGCTGCGAATACCAGGCGTACGGCCTTGCTGAGCCGTTGAAGAGCACATGCAATCCGACGCGCACGTAGGCAGCACTTGCTGGCATGTCGGCAACCACGAATTTGCGCGGCAACTCGGCCAAAGTTGGGTTCGTGACTGCTGGCGGCACAGTAGTTTCGACATAGCCTTGCGCAATGAAGTTTCGATTGCGGTCGTACCAGGCTAGAACGAACTGAGCGTTACAGCGAAACGCATTTAGCGTCGTGCTAGCAATGTATCGCTTGCCTGGTTCAACCGCGACGAATGTACCCAGCGTCTGACTAACTGTCCCCGAACTTGGCGTACCGGCGTATGTGACCATCATCCCTGACACTCCGACTGGGAGATAGCGACTCCCGTCACCGATGGTGCCGTCGTTGCCGGTTACCAAAATTGGCAGGCCTGTCGTGTTAATCGTAATGGTCCACCCTGTCGCGTCGTTGGCAGATTCAAAGGTCGCGTTCGGCAAGAGGTTGGCACCGCCGCCAGTCTGGCTCCGCACAGACGTCAGCGCCGTCCCCTGGCTGGTGACCTCATTACCAATCTGTGTAACTTGCGTCTGCAGGGCCTGCAGCGCCGTCGAATCGGCCTTGCCAGCGATCTGACTCCGCACCGTACTAAGCTGCTGCGACAGCGACGTCAGGCTGTTCTCGGCCTGTGTAAGACGCGTGTTCATTGCCTGCACCGCCGATGCATCAGCCTTTCCGCTCAGCGAGGACTGCACACCGCTGACGTCCTGGGCGATCACCAGCAACTCATCCTTGACCTGCTGCACATCGGTGGTGATCTGGTTGGTGGCCACACCGATTGCACCCACGGCCTCAGCCAGACTGTCGTACTGCCCGATGTAGGACCAGAACGCGGTATCGGTGATGGCCGTGCCAATCGGTACGTCCTGCTTGGCGACGTACAGGCCGCCGGCGTGCTTGACGATTGAACCAGACGGCCACGCCTGATCCACCCATTCCGGTGCCTCCACAAGCGCCTGCAGGTTGGCGAGGTCTTGCGCCTGCTCTAGCAGTTGCTGAGCAAGCTCCTGATCGCGCGCGACGGCTTCGAGGAAGCCCTGGCGGATCTCCTCGGTGGTCTGGTCGATGGCCTGCTGCATTTCCTCCTGCAGCTCGCCGAGGTTCTTGCCCAGCGTCTTTGTGACGTACTTGGCAGCCACCGACAGCGTGCCGTTGGTGTTGCGCGCGCGGATGGCGAACGTCCACTTGCCCGACGATGGAATGGGCGAGTCGAACGCACCGGTGTGATAGCCGCTGTCGCCGACGGGCGTCATTGCACCCCACAACGGCTGCGGGATCTCCGGGTCCGCCACCGTGTAGCGGATCTCGGCGCCGGCCAGGTTGGCCGACTGGATGGTGTCAGTCCAGAAGCCCCAGGTGTAGCGCCGGATGCCGCCAGAGACTTCCTCCACATCGAACAGGTCGTAGTTGACCGGCGGTGCGTCGGCGCCGATGGTCGTGTAGATCAGCGACGCGCCGACGCCCATCTGCCCTTCGGGGCCGAACGGACGCACGTTGATGGTGTAGGTGCCGGCGCGCGGGATGCGCCACCGTGCGGTGCGGGTGCGCGTCTGCGCCACTTCCTGCAGCTCGCCATTGCCATCGGATGCCGACGCGTACACCACTGCATGATCGAAAGGGCCGGAGATGTCGAAGGTGGCCACAAGATCGGTGGCCGTAACATCGCCGGTGGTGATCTGGTCCTCGCTGATCGCCAGGTTGCTGACGATCGGGCGCGTGGCCAGTGACGAGCCGCTTTCCGGCGGGATGTACCGGCCGGTCTTGACGAAGGTCCAGAACTCCGGCCCTTCCGGCACCACGCTGATGCTGGCGCCTTTCAAATCGCTCTCTGGCTCGATCGCCACCACGCGCACGCGCAGACCCGGCGTGGCTTTGAAGTCGTAGATCCACACGGTGTCGTGCGCTGGGTTGTCCTGCCAGCCGCCCTGCACCATCGAGTCTGCATAGCCCTCGCCCGGCAGCGGCGCGTCGTCCGGCCATCCCTCGACCAGCTGGATGGTGTCGGTCGGTTCCGTGAAGTTGCGCACGCGAAACGTGCGGTAGACCGCCTCGCCCGGGATGCGCAGGCCGATGAAGGCACTGCGCGCATCGGGCGGCGGTACCAGCTCGTCCAGGGTCAGGGTGATGGTGCCCAGCAGCGGGCTACGCTCTGCCGCGACGATGCGCCCGCCGAACCCCCACTGCGTGAGGTCGTGCGAGATCGACAACATCGACATACGTCGGTACGTCAGATACTGCAGGTCTTGGGCAAAGCCGATGTCCTTGTACTGGAACAGGCTTTGGGCCAGGTGGTAGCGCGCCATCTCGGCCGCATGCGCCTCGCGGCCGATACCTTCACCGGTGAGCCGCGCCGGGTTGAGCATCGTTTCCACGCCCGGCGCTGGCACGCGCAGGGTCTCGACCTTCTTTGTCGTGCTGTCGAAATAGCTGTACTCGATGCCATCGGCAGCGCTGGCCAGCGTGTAGTCCACGCTGAAGCTGCCCTTCTTCATCTCGGCCATGTTAACCACGCCCGACAGCGGCTGCTCGTCGGCCGCCCACACCACCGACAACCGGCCACCTGCCCACGTGGTCTGGCCCATGCCCGCCAACGCTATGGACTGCAGCACCTCATCGTGACTACGTTCTTCGGTCAGCCAGTAATCGTAGGTGTAGCCGTTCGCTTCGCAGTGGGCCATGAAGCCCTGCAGCGACTCGATGTCGATCTCCTCATCGCTCTTGCCCATGCCGGCGATGAGCTTGCCGCTCTTGTCGTAGTAGCCGCGGACGTACTTGAGGATGTGGGCGCCGTTGTTGCTGGTCTCCTCCGTCACCCAGCTGCCATTGCGCCACACTGGGATCGGCGCAGCGATGTGCTCGGCACGCAGCTCGTCGGGTTGGCCGTTGAGCTGACCGGTGGCCTTCATCAGGATGCCGGTGCGCGCCAGGCCGGCGTAGGTCGCGGTATCGGCCTGCACGCTGCCCATCGTCGACCACTGGAAGTCGTTGCGCTGGGTATTTGAGCCGTTGTAATTGCCTTGACCGAGGATGCGCACGCGCACGTCGTACTGGCCCTTGGCTACATCCGCAGACACCGTGGCGCGTTTGCTGACGTCGAGCTTGTCGCCGGTGAACGTCTGGGTGGCCAACGCGGCCCAGATGCCGGTGCCCGCCGGCGCGTATTGCACCTGCACCGTCTCGGACACGTTGTACTTCTTGCCGGAGGTGCCGACGCCTCCGAGCACGTATTCCAGGTTGATCTGGATGCGCACGGTGTCCGCGCTGGTGGTGCGCGTCACGAAGTCTGCGGTGTCCGGCAACTCGCCACCGTCGATCGTGTCGACGTTGCTGTAGAGCGGGATGGTCTGCTCCGCCATCTGGCTGTAGCCAGAGTGGTAGACGCTAACCCCCTCGTAGCTGGACAGCGGCGTGTCGCCGTTGCTGTATGCCTCCACGCGGCCGACGCCGATGCCCGGCGTGAGCACCATGGCGAGGTACTGATCGTCGCCCTCGTAAAAGGTGTACGGCTTACTGGCAATGTCTGCCGCGATGGGCGTGCGGCCGAACAGAAGGCCGAACGGCTCGTAGGGACGCATGCGGTTGCGCGGCGCACCCAAGCTGTAGACGGTGCCGGCCGTGCTCGGGCCGGCGGGGCTCTCGACCTTCGGACCAAGCGTTTTATTGATCAGGACCGAGCCGGCGACAAATGCTGCCGTGTATGCGACCGCCGCACCGGTGGTGCCCAGCCCTGCCGCCCACGTCGCGCCCGCGCCACCGGTGAAGTAGATCAGCGCGGCCATCGCGACGATGTACAGCGCACTCCTGCCGACGGCGCCGCGCACCTCAATGACCTGGCCATCCTTCGGATAGACGTAGGCCCACAGGTGGCGCGGCACGACGCGGCCGCCGATCGATACCGTCCAGTCGCCCTGATCCAGATCGAGGACATGGCGATGCAGAAACTCGCACAGGCGCTCGCCCGGCTGCAGGTCCATCGCGATGTGGCGCTGCCCTTCCAACGTAACGGGATGCGGCGTCAGCACGAGCTGGCCGTCGGTGGCAGGCGTGGTCATCAGACCCATGTGTAATACCCCTCAATCCGTGCGCCGTAGTCCGGCAGCTCACGCACCCGGTGCAGCCAGCTGCTGGCGAGCGCGCTGGTTGTGTGTAGCACCCAGCCCTCATGGGCCAAGTGGAAGAACATGCCGACGTGTCCGGGGCGGCTCTGGCCCTTGTCGAACATCAGCACCAGGTCGCCATCGACCGGCGCAGTGGTCGGCACTGCGTAGGCGCGCGACAGCTGACCCAGCGCCGCCTGGCCTGCTGCACCACGCGGCCGCCGCGCTGGCATCTGCACAGCGCGGCCGAACAACTCGCGCTGCACCTGCACGACCAGATCGGCGCAGTCGTATGTGTCGGCGTCGTACGGGATGTTGAGGAACCGCTCAACTTCGCTGGCCCGCATCAGAAGATCCCCGGCAGCGTGAACGGGTTCGCGCGCAACTTCACCGCCTGCTGGCGCATGAAAAAGTCCACGCCGATCTGTGCGGTGATCAGCGGGCCGGCCGCGTGCACCTGCGTCAACGGCAGGTAGAACCGTCGAGCGATCAAATCAGGCTGGGTACGATCGGTGATCAGGACACGGCACATCACCGTCTCGTTCGGCTGCATGCGCTCCAAATCATCAGTGACTCCGCGACCAACGTTATCTATCTCGAGCTGCGCGCGTGGCGTCTGCCCGGTCTGGTCGGCTGGCGGCGTGAAGCGAAACGGATACCCGATGTACGTGTTGCCGTTGCTTACCCAGTCCTGCGTATCGTTGGCGATGCGCAGGACGGCACCGAACGACGGCGCCGTCATCTCCAACAGCTCCAGCGGTCCGTCCACGTCGGTAACGCGCTGGCGGCGTTCCTGGAACGAGCTCACCGCAGGTACTCGATTACGGTCTGCCGGGTTGCAGACGTGAACATAGGGTTGCGCGGCTGCAATCGCCCGATCGCCCCACCCTTGATGCGCGCGGTGATCTGCGCGCCGGTGCGCGGGTGCTGCATCGCAAACTCCCCGATTTTCTTGATCTCATCGAAGTACCAAGCATCGAATGCGGCAATGTCGGCTTTCGACCGAAACAGCAGCGTGCACGACAGCTCCACCATGTCACGGGTATTCAAGAGGCGCTGCTTCGGAAGCCCGCGTTCCATCTCCGTGCGCGACACCGATGCCTGCGGTTCTTCCCCAAAGTCGTTGGCCATGATTCCTACATAGGCCGGGAACTCAGCCATCAGCGTCGATCCTTGACGTTCAAGCGAGACTTGGTCGCGGCAAACAGCGGGCCGGTGCCTGCCGCCATGTTGCCGGCCAAGCGTCCTTCCATCTGCTTGAACAACACTTCGACATCGGTACCGCCGACACCATTGCTCCGTGTGGTGACTTGCGGCTGGCTGGGTGCACCAATGATGTTCACGTTGACCTGCGAGCCACTGCCACTGCTACCGCCTGCAGCCGCCGCGCTGGCTGGGATGACGACGCCATCGGACCCGGGCATGAGGTAGGTGCGATTACCCTGACGCAGCAATTCAGGCCGTCCGCCTTCGGTCACTTCGTACATGCGATCGCGGCTGACGCCGCCACCAGCAGACCGCCCGCCGCCGAAACCAAAGAGATTACGACCGGTAAAGCTCTCCATGTTGTTGCCAAAACCACTGGTGCTTCCCGCACCGGTGCCGTTACCCGTGTAACCACCCTTGCCGCCACCGATCAGGCTCATACCAGCGCTGAACAACCATTGGATAGCACGGTCGGCAAGAAGGTCCGCAGCCATGCGCTTCATTCGATCAATCCACCGCTCTGCTGCGTCGCCAGCCTCACCGAAAGAGACGATGGCATCCGATGCAAAGTCATGCGTAGCAGACCGGATGTCACCCAGAACCGCCGCACTCTCACGTTGACGCTGTAGCTGCTCCGTGGCCTGGACAATCGATTGGCCGTACGCGCTGTTCGCATCCACTCCGGCTTGCTTGAGGCGGTTGTACACCTCAAGTTGCTGGCTGTTGAGCTGCAATGCCTGCTGTTCTTCGCCGATGTCCTGCAGCACCTGGATAGCACCGGCGTTCATCTGGTCACGCAGTGCCTGCTGCCGCGCCGCGTATTGGTCTGTGGAGATAACCCCAGCATCCAGCAGCTCCTGCACCTTGGTCAGCGCATTCGCGTATTCCAATGCAGCAGAAGCACCGCCACCACGCAGCTGCGCGGCCATCTCTGCGGTGTCCTCAGTGAACTCGCGCTGGAACTCGGCGATATCACGGTCGCGGATTTGCTGCGCCAACGCCCGCATGGATGCAGTGAACGCATCGATCTGAGCCGTTGGCACTTTGGCCTTTGCTGCCGTTTCACTGCGTTCGGCCACTTCAACCAGGCGCTTGTTGTATTCGTCGATGATGGGGCTACCGATCTGTTCGAGTTCGGTGTGCCAAGTCCGTAGAGAGTCCGACATCTCGGCGGTGGCGCGCTTGATCCGCTCGGCCTGACGGCTCGCTTCCTTCTCATCGATCAATGCCGGCACTGGGCGTCGCTGTTCGGTCTTGACGGGCGAGGATTCCGGCGCAGCTTGCTGTTTGTAGCGCGAGGTGAGCTCGCGCTGGATGGCGACACGCTCGGCCTCCAGGCTTGCTAGTTGCTGCTCGCGAAAATCCGACTGGTTGTCGGTCAGCGGTAGACCAAAGACGTTGGACTTCCAGCGCTGCAAGTCGCTACGTTCTGCCTGCACTTTTCCCATGCGGGCGTTCAACGCATCAGTACTGGACTGCTTTGGATCACTACCACCCGCAAGTCCCTGCGCCTCACGCACTTTGGTATACCAAGCAGTCAGTTGCGTGATGCTGCCGACCAGCTCGCTGGTCACTTGCGATACGAGGGTAATCACCTGGCCGAATGCAGCTTTTGTTTGCTCGCTCTGCAACTCGCCCGTCAGGCGGTTTACGGCGGAGGCTGCGCCATCGAGGCTGCCCCCCTCACCGGTCGTTAGGTCATCCAAACTGTTACGCAACGCTGCAAGCGAACCGCCAAAAGTATTACGGGCTGCCTGTGCAGCGCCTTCGTAAGACTCATTCAGGATGTCAAGAATGATTCCCTGCGCCTCTGCGGTGCGGCCGGACTGCTCCAGTGCCTTGATGCTGTCGCGCACGCTTTTGGTGAACGCGGCTCCGAAGCCTTGCTGCGCCAACGCACCGGCTGCCTTGGTGGGTGACTCAAGGGCACGGCCAACGATCTCGGCAGACGACTCCACGCTGATGCCCAGGCGTGCAGCCTGGTCGATAGCCACCTGCAGCGCAGGTACAAAGTTTCCTGTGACGACACCGCTGTAGGAAAGCAGGCGGGTTTGCGCGTTGGTGATGTCCCCGCCACTGAATGTGCTGGCTCGCGAGATACTGTCAGCCATCGCAGCCAATTGTTCGGCGCTGAAATTCGCATCCTGCCCCGTCGACTTGAGCACGGCATTGAGCTGAGCCAGCTCACGCTCGGCGTTCATGGTGTTCCTGATCACCAGCGCCATACCAGCAGCAACGATTCCGCTGGCGCCTGCCAGCGCACCGCCCATGATACTGAGTCGATCGCCCAGCGAACGCACAGCCGGCTCCGCATCCCGGGCTTGCTGTCTGATGCCGGCGATATGGGCGCTGACTTTTCCGTCGTCGCTCACCTCGAATCGCACGTTGAAGGTGTTACCGCCCGCCATGTTTATCGTGCTCCCTCTGCCAACGCTCCACATTCGCCTGCACGTACGCCTGCTCGGCTATCTGCAACTGCGCCAGCAGCCGCGGCAAGTCCGCGCGCGCAAGACCAAGCTCGCTCACACGAGCGCGCAACAGCACCATGCAGTCGGCGTAACGCAATCCAGTCGGCAGACCGCTGGGCGCGTATTGCCACTGCGATCGACACCAAAGAAAGGCCAGTGCTGCAGGTTCCGCAGCACGCAACAAGCGCGGCTGCGAGCAGTCCGAACACACCACAGGACAGCTCCGGCAGGCTTCGCTGGTGAAGCTGTCCCCATACTCGTTGCCGACATCCCATAGCCGTTCTTCCTCATACCCGGGCGCGGCGCCGGCGCGCCACCGCACCCAGGCGATCAGTTTTTTCTTACGCCCTCGCGACTCGTATCGAAGAGCGCACGGCGGATCGGCTGGAACAGATAGGCCATCGTCAGCAATGCTTCGAGACGCTCCTGCGAGAAGGGCAACGGCTCACCCTGTTCGTCCGCAAAGCCGCGCCAGTCGTGGGTGCGCCGGAGCAGGTCTGCACGGTCGTCAAGGCGCACGCGCTGCATGTCGTCGAAAGCGCCCTGCAGCTCGGTCGGGTCGGTGCTGGTAGCGGCCTTCTCCAGGAAGGACGCCGACGTACGCGTCATGACCTCGCGGTCGCGCGCAGCCAGCTCGTCATCGGTGTACAGGGTCATCAACAGGTGCACGCGCACCAGCTCCGGCGTCTCACCGTCACCGCCAGGCAGATCCACCGGTACCCACACGCGCCCCAGGTTTGCGAAACGAAACATCCGGCCCTGCTCCTTGTTAGATGGTGGCGCGCTGGTTCTTCAGCACAGCCGTTACAGCCAGCTCACCGGTCTCGCGGTGCGCGACAAAATTGAACGGCATCTTCAAGCCGCGCGGCCCGCTGATTTCCGGGGCGGTCTGGTCGATGGTGGACAGCGGGATCGTGAGCACCAGCGACTCGTTGCCTGCGGTACCTGCGCCGGTGCCGCGTGTCAGCGATACCTGGATAGATAGGTCCTGATCGGTAAGCGCTTTTGTCAGTAGCACCGGGGTGTCGAACTGCGCCACTCCATCACCGGTGACGATGGCGAAACCTTCCGGCAGCCCGTGCCGCTGCCCGCCGTTGTTGATGCACCACAGGTCTGCATCCAGGTCGTTGGACCACGTGACATTGAGCGACTCCAGGCACACCTCGGTGGCACCGCCATCCAGCACCAGTGCAAGGTTGCTCACACCCCACGCAGCGTGGCCGGGGTCGGTGGGCGTCGCGTCCAGAGGAGCGACCGCTGTTCCGTTCGAGCTGGAGCCTACGATGTCGATCGTGGCCGATGGCGTGCCCTGGGTCTGGAACTGGAACTGCGCCTGATTGATGCGGCAGCCGCTGTAGCGCATGTAGCGCCCCGGCGCGGGGATCGCTGCGCCGTAGTCCACCTCGAAGGTAATCCCTGGCGGAATCGGATTGGCCAGGCTAAACGTGTGCGTGTACGGCGACACGGCTCCGCTCGTGGCGGGGGCGCCGATCAGGTGTTTCAGCCAGAAGCCGATGCTGCCCGGCGCGAGGCTTACCGTAGCCTGCCCGCTGACTTCGCTGCGCCCGAGCGTGCCACGGGCCTGTCCACGAAACCCACTTAGCGTAGGGTCTTGCTCGCGTGCGGCGCTTGGCTTCAGGGTGAAGGTCTGGATGTAGATCAACTCCGCGTCAGGCGTCGCCGGCACTTCGTTGTAGGTGCTCTCGGTAACAGCGGTGACGCGGCTCTTTGCACCAGTGGCCTGTGCCATGGGTTACTCCTGCTCGGCGATGATGGCGGCGTTGCGCTGCCCGGGTGCGCCGGCAGCCGGCTCCGTGGAGCCAGCCAAGGCGTCGGCATTGATCTGCTCCAGATGCTCAGCCGCCGCGATGGCATCGGCCTCACTTGCGTACTGGAAGCGCTTGGCGCTCACCAGACGCACAGCCTCTGACGCGGATACCCGCGCAACTGCGCCAGGCTTGTAGGTGCCGATATGGCGAATGCCAGGGTGGCTTTCTGCGGTGAACAACACGCCGACCAGGCCGTCGGCGTTGGCGGGCACGGGCTTGGTGCTCATGTCAGGCATCCCGGTAGATGGTGTGGTGCACTCGGACGACGAACGCGATCCAGTGCGTGGGCGCGCGGAATGCGCGGTCATTGATCTCGTTCGCGACAAAGGCAAGCGAACACATGTCGTTGAGTGATGGGTGATGCAGCAGCAGCTGCACAAGCGCCGCCGTGATGCCATCGCGCTGATCCACTGCGCGGGAGAAGTCCTGCTGGTGCCAGACCAGCGAGATCTCGATATCGGTCAGCCAATCCTGCTGCGTGCTGTTGACGATCAACCCGGCAGGGTCGCCGCCTCCGTTGCTGCCATCGGCACCGCGGGCATCGCCTTTTTCGCTGATCCAACATGGAAAGTTCTCCTGCCCGATCTGCTCGAAGCGCCGATTCCCCTTGATGACTCTGGGCACCACCGCGCTGCCATTCGAGCCAAGCCCAAGCGCGGAAAGTGCCGCGCCGACATCGGCGTCTTCCAGCAGTAGACGATGCAACTCCTGTCGTGCGGCAGCGATCATGCAGTCACCGCCTGCCGCCACGCGTCCTGGGCACGCGCAAAGTCGATGGCCTTTGCCGCATCTTCAAAATAGGGGCGCGCAGGAATGGGCCGCGCGTCGTCGTTGCCGTACGGCTGGAAACCGTCATGCAATGCACGTGCGTACACGCGGTCATTGGCAATGGCCACACTGGTGTCGCCAATCTGCACCGTGAAGCCGCGCAGAAAAGCGCCGGTACGCGCCGGGATGGGATACGAACCAGCCGCTGCGCCCGCCGCCCCACGGGCACGGTCGGTGACCCCCGTCTCCATCTGGACCGCGATGTTCCGTAGCAAGGCCTGGCGCGCCGCATGCAGCGTAGAGGCAACGATGTTGGGGCTGGCGAAGCCACTCATGTCCAGCCGGAACATCACGGCCATGAAGAACCCCCGAACCAGGGGCCGCGCTCTGCGGCGGCGATACCGATGGCAATGCCAACCGGCTCCGTAGGGTCGATCACTTGCTGCATAAAACTCTCGGCGCAAGCCGCTGCGCGCTCGGCCTGTGCCTCATATTCGCGGCGGTTGAGGTAGGCCATGTTGTCCAGGCTCGTGGCGGCGTTGCTGTCAACGAAGCCGGCACGGCGATTCCACAGCTGCGCCTTTGCCCAGCACAGTTCTGCCGATCGCAACGCCTCGCCTTGCGGCGTGATCACTTCGATGGCGTCGTACTGCACACCAAGGCGACCACGCGCCCAGCGCTCGACACGCGTCAATAGACGATCGACATAGCCGTCCGCCTGGTTCCAGCTGGCAGCCTCGTCACCCAGCGGAGTGCCGAACTGCTCGGCACGGAAGCCGGCATCGATGATGTCCTGGATCGTGACCTTGGCCGTCATCGCAACGGGCGGCGCTTGCGCACCGCCCTACCCCGTCAGCCTGGGAACAACACGCGGCGCACCTGCGAGGTGTCCGCGATGATGGCGTTGTACTGCATGGTGCCCACCCAGTCCTCGGCACGCTTGTAGATGTCGCGGTTCTTCTCGATCTGTAGGTCCATCCACACACCGCGCGCGTTGCGGCGCTGCGGCAACACCAGGTAATAACCGGCGTCGTTGGCCGGGACATAGGTGGTGGCGATGACGCCGGCCACTGTCACCGCCAACGGGATGCCGTTCTGGTAGCCGATGATCAGGCTGCCCTGCGTGGCCTCGAGCATGCGCAAGATGTAGCCGCGTTTCTCGGGGCTGGTGACGATCCACAACGGCGTGCTGGCGCTGACCGCAGTACCCTTCAGCTGCTGCTGACGGTAGATGAAAGCCGCCGCAGCGTTGAGGGTTTCGGTACCGATGTCATCGCCTGCGATGTGGGCGAAGTTAATGCCTGCGCCCAACGCGGTGAACAGCCCATAGTGCTGCTCGGCTTGATTCATCCAGGCCTTGGCGCGGAACTCCGTGATGATGTTCTCGACCGCCCACCACTTGTTGTAGCGCAGCCAGTCATCCAACACACCGGCGCCAGCGCTGTAGGTGACGTACTTCACCGACATCTCGGTTTCGCTCGGCAGGCGCCAGATCTCGGTCTTTTCGCCAGGTGCGCGCTGCTTGAAGCTGATGCCGAACTCGCCGGTGGCAACCTCGAATGCGTCCTGGTTGCCGTTGCGCATATCGACCAGCCGATAGAGGTTGGTCCAGCCGGTGTCGATCTCCTGCATGCCGGTGTGGAACCACTGATCGATGCGCGCCGGCACATCGCTGCTGACCAGCGTATCGGCGGCGGTCGGGTATTTCACCCGCAGCGCCGCCTTCACTGCATCCAGCGAGAGCTTCGGGCCATCGGCGCGCTGCGCGCTCTTTCCCACCAGGGTCACGGTGGAGTCGTTGGCGGCTTTGCCGCCGATCAGATCCAGGCACAGACCGGGCAGCGACAGCTCCAGGTCAATGGCCTGCACCAACGCCATGCGCTGCTGCTCGCTCTGCGCTGGCAGGCGGGCCAGGTTGTTGAATTTCGCTACTGCGGTCATGTGTCTGTTCCTTGGATGGCTATGCCGCCGGTCAGGCGACGGTGTAGGCGTCGAACGCCACCAGGCCGCTCACCGCCACGGCTGCGGCCTTGGGCTGTAGGGCGTGGCCGAATAGCGTGTTGCCGGCGGCGGTCTTGGTCAGGCGCGCATTGGCGGCGTCCCAGTACAGGGCATCGTTCACCGCCCAGGCCGTGCCGGTGTCGGTCGGCGCGTTGTCCACCTCCGACTCGTACACGTAGGCGTTGCGCTCGTTGGCGGGCTTGGTATTGAGCGGGATCAGCGGCTTGCCGCCGATCACCAGCGGTACACGGGCCGTGGTAGCGGCGGTGTGCGCGAAGCCGACGTTCTTGACCAGCTCGCTGGGGCTGGCGATGTTCAGTGCCATGGGCGTTCTCCGAAAAAATGGCTGGCGCGCGCTTACGCGAACGCCGGGTTGATATCGCCGTTGCCCGGATTGGCCGGGTCAGGGGTGCCGCTGCGGCTGCTCGTTTCCGGCACCGGCATGCGGCCACCCTTGGCAACACGCTCGCCGTAGCGCTTGTGCAGCGATTCCAGGCGCTCGACGGAATCGCCGGCATACATGCCCTTGGCGAAGGTCACCGCCTCTTCGTCGTCACCGAGCAGGCCCAGTTGGCGCTCCGCAGCCACCACGTCGTCGATCAGTTGCTTGCGATAGGCGTCTGCCGCTTTCACCGCGGTACTCAGCAACTCGGGCTTGTCGATCAGGTGCGCGTGGTCACCGAGCGCTTTGCGCAGTGCCAGCACCAGATCGTGCGATGCCTTGCTGGTGGCGACGTCACGCTCCAACTCCTTGATGCGGCCATCGGCGGTTTCCAGCTTCTTGGTGATATCCACGTCGTCTTCCTCTGTTCGTTGTGCGCCCTTGATGGCGCGTGCGCCCGGCTGCGCGCCGAGCCAGACCAGCGACGCTTCCAGAGCCTCACCAGGCCCCACCAGACGCCACGCATTGAGTTCGTTGCCCTGCTCATCCAGCAGACGCTCGTAGTCCTTGACGGTGCACCCGATGGACACATCGCCCACCACGCCGCCGTCGATCTCTTCGAGCAGATCGGCATTGCCGGGCGTGCGGATCAGATAGGCGTCTGCCATGAGCAGCACGGCGGTTTCCACGCCTGGCGGAAACTTCAGCTCAGGCTCGCGCAGCAGCGTGCGCGCTTCGTCCAGCGACATGCGCTCAAGCTTCGCCGCAAACCAGCGCCCCTTGCCCGGGCCACTGTCGCCATCCCACCCGCTGGGGTGCTTGATGAAGAGGCCCTTGCCCGGCAGCGTGCGGGCGAAGTCAGCCAGCAGTGCTTCGTCGAAGCATTCGCGGTCCCGGTCGATAGCGTTGTGCGCGATGGCGAACGTGCGCACGTACAGTTTCTCGGCAGGCAAATCCGCAAGTGCGTACTGACGGATCGCGGTCAGCTGCTCGGCGCTGGCATCGCCGGCCGACTTGATCGCAAGGTGCAGCCGCTTGTGCTTCTGCGCGCTCACTTCTCGCGCACCGCCCGCACGGGCTTGATGTTGTGGCGGCGCCAATCGGCCTGCGGGATGTTCAGCGGGCCGGAGTAGGCTTCATGCTGCCAATCAGGGGTTTCGGTGGCGGGTAGCATGTCACGCGGCGCCATGCCGATGACACGCCCATTTTCGTCAAGAGCTAAAGTATTGCCGGCCTCGAACGAACTTGCTTCTGCGTGACCGGTCGTCGTGGCTGCCGGATTGCCGGCGGCGGGCTGAACCTCGCCGATAGCGGCTTGGTCCAACGCTGTTTTATCCGAGGCATCCTTGATGGCGCTATCGATATGGGCCAGAGCGCCTTTGCGACCGCCGTCCTTTTGAGCAACCTCAATCGCGCGCAGCGCAGTCAGCTCGTCGAGCGTAAGACCCTGCAGAAGATCGGCCAGCTCGGCTGCAGGAAGGTTTTGAATCTCGGACAGTTTGGTGTTCGGCTCGCTCACGGCATCCTCCATCGCGCCCCCAAGGGGACATGCGGCGCCAGGTCTTAGCGCTCAATGGGTGAAGGATTCCGTGCTGTCGCGTTGCCTGTCTGCTAGATTGGGCAACAACAATTCGGAGAACAGTGCATGGAATCTTTACGGCGTGCAGTCAACGCGGTCAACGGAATGATCAGTCCACCGACGGAGTATAGGAACGGCGCGTTCTTGGTGAGGCCGAACGATGGGGATCAGTCCATCGGGGCGGCGCCGCAGAGGTATATCTACGATGCGGCCTTTGCCTTGGCCAATGTCGGAGCGGACGCTTTGCTGGGCAAGCGCCCAGCGAAAACCGATTACCTTGATGAGGCGGCCGGAGATCGGCTCCATGATGAAATCGGTGGCACGGTCGAGGAACGCAATTGGTCAGAGCTGCTTGCCCACGCTCTAGTTATCCAGACCGCACTGCAGTCGCCAGAGGCTGCGCGCTACTGTGGCTGGCCCGAAGCTTAGCTCGAAGCTCTTATCGAACATCTGCAGTTTGGATGACTGCTACGCATCGGCAACGGAGCCTGCGGATCATCCAGTTGGTAAGGTCCGTTGGCGGCTAGCGTCTCGCATATGATGCAGCCGCCGGCGGTGATCCAGTCGTACTGCTGAAAGCCCGCCTGCAGATACATCTCGCGTTTGCCCTGCACCTGGGCGTCGGCAACCTCAGAGCGCGCCAGGCGCTCCCAGTTGCTATTGCCATCTTCGAACATGTCTTCCAGTGCTGCAGCAACTTGCACGGGATTCTCGCCATCGAACTGACCCGACGACAGCGCACCAACGATGCGAGTGGTGTACTCACGCGTCACGCCATCAGTGACGCGCGACAGGCCATCGCGGCGCACGCTGTCATTGATGCGCTCGCGCGAGGCCTGGATAGCCTGTTGCACGGCTGGCTCGGTCCAATCGAATTCGATCTCCGCGCGCGCATTGATCGTGCCGCGCTCGTAAGCATCCATTGCACCGGCCACCAGATCATCAATGATGCCGCTCGTCGATGACTGGCCCAGCGATACCATCTGCACCATAAGTGACAGGTCGAAGTTCCACACCGTTGCAGCCTTCATCGCGCTCAGACCAAGCAGCGCCATAGCGTCTGCTTGGAGGCGCTTCCACCGTGCCAGCAGTTGCGCGATGGTGCGTTGCTCGATATCGGGCAGCGCGTCGTCAGGTTCGGCCCACGGCTCCGCGTCTTCGCTACTGGCTTTGGTGTGCATGCAGCCGTGGCCATGCTTGTGCGGCTGGCGCCCGGCCGAGCGCAGTGTGTTGTCTAGCCCCTGCCCCGTACCTTGCGAGGTGTTTCCTAGCACCATGGCCGCCTGCGCTCGCAGGAACTCTGCCTGCGCACGCTTCAACTCGTCGGTGAGTGAAGGCAAATGCTGAACCAGCTTCCAGTCGCCCTTCTTCCAGGTGCGTCCACGCGCACGCAGCATTGCTTCGATCGGTTTGCGCAAGGATGCTTCGCGTCGCGCAAACCGGGTCTTGGCATCCTGCAGAACCAACTCGGATTGCGGCTCTGCGATACCGGCCGCCTGTGCCCAGGAAACGCCCAGCATCCACGCCGGAATGCCGAATGACGCCACGATCTGTTCGATCATGTGCCGCGCCGGCAATTCGATCTGCAGTGCCTCGTTTACCGCACCGATTACGTCGATGCTGATCTCGTCGTTCATGCCGACGCCGGTGGCCACATCGACACTATTGCCGCGCGCCTTGGCGGCAAGCGCTGTAGCCAGGCTGGATGCAATGGCTTCGGCACGCTTCTGCGCAGCAGCGCTGTCGATTTTGTTGCTCTTGGTAGAGAACGCCACGTGGAAACTTGGGTCGCCAAATCGACCCCACACCTGACGCGTGCTGTTCTGCATCTGCAACAGGATCTGCGACACAAACGGCACCGCACGCAGCATTGAGGTCCCGTAGGGGTTGTCCGCCTCCGGTCGGTTGATGGCGATGGAGAGCTGTGCAGGGTCGAGTTCGACATAGCCAACTTCCAACAGAAGGCCCGCAGTGAGCGTACCGCGCACGCGGCCTTGCAAGATGGCTTCCACATTGCCCAGGCCATCGGGCCGGCGGTCACTGTAAGCGTTGGGGTTGCGATAGAACACGCGCATGCGGTCGGTGTCTCGCACGAACGCCGTGCCTTTGCTGTCCGCCACCCGCAGGCCCACCACATCGCGACCGGTCGGCGAGTAAACGAACTCGGCAATACCATGCCCCTGCTCGAACATTTCCTCACCCTGGCTGGCATACATGGCCTGGTAACCGTTCTCCAGGTCGTTGACCGGCACGCTCGCCATCCACTCCTCGATCTCGGCGACCAGCGTGTCGTTGTCGCCCTGCACACCCAGCACGCCGTCCAGCGTGACCATGCGCCCTAGCCCACCGTCGAGCATCGGCACGGCCTCCTTCAGCGCCTCGTAAAGCCAGGGCGATACCGTACGCGGCTGCCAGCCCCCAATGCTCGCCTGCCACACACCTAGGTTCTGCGTATCACGGATGGATGCGGCGATGCCGCCACCCTGGTTGCGTGTCGGTTCCGTGCTCTTGCCACGGAACCAACTGGCTGGATTGAGATTCACGCGGCGGTCCTTTCGATGATGCTGCAGGAAAACACGTCGACGCCGTAGCCCTCGTCTTGCAGGCTGCGCAGACGACGCAACATCTGTTGGCGTCGCGCATCGGGGATGTGGTCGTCTTGCTTGCTGTAGATCGGCCACTTAGCACCCTCACGGGCGGTCTGAGTGGACATGGAGTTGAGCGCGTCCTGGTCGTAGGGCATGGCGTAGCCACCGGCCTGCAGGCGCGCAGTGATGCACTGCGTGGCCCAATGCTTGGCCGGCGCTGTGAGCGTGACCATTTCGCCGGTGCGCTTGTCCTCTTCCTGCAGCGGCTCGCCGTCTTCGCCCATGCATTCGACGGATTGCTGGAAATGGAACCCCACCAATCGATCCTCGAAATTGCATTGCACAAAACGGTCAACACTGATCAGGTCTTTCACCACTGTCGTGCCGGCGCTGCCAAGGTCGGCGCCCCAGAACGGCAGGTGTCGGAACAAGCTATCCAGCGCGGCAATCAGTTCTTCTTGTAGGTGGTACGGGAAGCCGATTGCACGGATGCGCACCAGGTCGCGCAGCTCGGTACCGACTTCTTCGCTCAACAGGATCTCCGTTGGGTCATTGCGCTCGCCAAGGTCGGCGCCGGCCCAGAACACGCCCTGTGATGCACCGGTGACATAGGGACGCAGGATGTTGAGCATGGCTGCGCGGCGGTCGGCGTCGCGCCCCTTGAGCAGCGGGCGCAGTGGGCACGCGTCGTCGTACAGGGTGACGTAACTGCCGATCTTGCGCCCCTGCTGCATGCTCAGCTCCACACGCGCGACCTCGACTGAAAGCATGTCGGCCTCGTGATCCGCATGCAGCTTGATGACCCGATAGTCCGGCCGGTCCACCACATTGGGCAGCAAGATTCCCCATGGCCACACGGGGTTCTCTGCTTGGCCGTGCTCACCAAGTACGTTGCGCTGGTAGCCAGGCGTATTGCGCCCATTGAAACGGCGGAGCATGTCTGCCTCGCGCTCTGGACCCCAAAACGGGTAGGGCTTCATCGTCTGCTGCCAACGGAACAGCCGATTGCCGGGCTTGCCCACCGGAAGATTCTCGACGGCTTGCTGCGTCAGGCGGAAATACTCGCTGCCGCGATCGCCGTCTGGCACGGAATACACGCGCGAGCGGCAGCCCGGTTTTAAGGCGCGCCAGAACTCACTGAAAATTGTCTTGTTCTTGACCTTGGCAGCTTCGTCGAACAACGCAAGCGCGCTGACATGCACGCCACGGAACGCTTCGCCGTCGTGACCGCCTGGACGGTAATACGTGCGGGCAATACTCGGGCGATCTGGTCGCACCGGGTTCGGCGCGTAGAAGCGATGCATGGTGTGCGGGGTCTTCTTCGGCTTCAGCCAAAAGTGCTGGATCAGCGTTTTTTGGCCGGCCCCATCTGCAACGCCGAATTGTTCCTCCAGCGCCAGGATGATTTCATCCAAATGCGTTTGTTGCGGCGCGGCGACCAGCGACGACGGGTTGGCGACGCGGCCACCCACAGCCGTGCAGCCCGCCCATGCCACCAACGCAATGATCTCGCGCGTCTTGCCGCACTCGGCACCGTCCTGGTGGACAACGTCCTGCATCCACGCTTGCACGCTGGGCCGCTGGTAATCCCAAAAGCGATACGGGTCCCCGCTGTCCGGCTCGAACAGAAATGTTTCGGCCCAGCGCAACGGGTCTTCGAACGTATAGAGCACAAGCGCCTCGTCAAGGGTGACGCCATAATCACCCCGCTCCAATTGGCGCCACGCCCATCCGCGATCGGCCAGCCACGCCTCGAACTCGTCGACGTTGTAAACGCCCCGATCGAGCATCTGCCCTTGCAGAATTCCGACGCTGGATTTTTGGCGCGTCACTCCCCGCTGGCCGGCAACGCCGGACGCTTGCCGGCAGTACCGCGCTGGAAGATGCCGCCAAGGATGGTCTGCATTGCGTCTGCTCGTTCGTCGTCGACCTTGGCCGCTGCCTTCGACTTCGGTGTCGCCAGCATCTCCGGCAGGCTGATGCCCATGCGCTCCAGCGACTTGAAGAACATTTCGTAGGCAGGGTTCGGGATCATCTTGCCGATCACCTCGCTGCCGTCGTCGCGCGTGATCACTCGGCCTTCGTCGTTGATCATCGGTACTTTCACCACCAAACCGTCCGCGCTGATGGTGGTGCGCAGCTCGTGCATCAACTGCAGAGCTGCAGATGCCTCAGCAGCCATGATGCCGTGCACACCCTCCATCGCGCCGCTCTGCATCGCATCGATCAGCGCGGTGAATGCCTGGACGTAAACCTGCTTGTCCATGCAGCTGCCGCCGGGGCTGGTGGTGCCGTCTTCCACCAATGGGCATGGGTACTTTGCGCAGGTGCTCAAGCACGGGCGACCAACGGCGCCGAGCAGCGACTGGATACCGCTGTCGAAACTCGCGATATGGATCTTGCTGGTCAGCCCATGTTTCCAACCGTTTCGGCTGCTACGGGCCTTGCCCTCCTGCGTGCGGGGGCCGGTGGATTTCTGCGCGGCCTCGCGGCGCTGCTTCAACTCCGCAGGGCTCAATTTGCGACGGGGACGGATGGCGGTCATGCCTGAGTCTTGCCCGCCGGGCCGTTGCCTGTCCCCTTAACCGGGAGACGCTTCATGCGCTTGTGCACCGCGGTGCGGTTCATTCCGAACACGCGCCCGATCTCGCTGCAGGAGTCACCATTGGCGGCCATCTGCGCGATCAGCTGATCGCGCTCTTGCCTCCAAAAACCGGCAAAAAAATGCTTGCGGCGGGCGACGTAGATGTATTCCGACCCAAGCTCATCCAGCACTGCCGCCATCGCCTGCGTGCCGTGGCGCGGCCCGAACTCAGCCAACAACCGCCGCGCCAATGCACCAAGCACACTTTGGTCCTGTGCCTGGTACTGCTGCAGCAGCGTAACTTCAAAGTCAGTCACCTGCTCGCCTTGCTCGCTGAAACTCACGCCCTCAATCACGCACCACCTCCCCTGTTGCGATACGCGCCCAGAGCGGCGTGCCCGTAGGTTTCGTCCCCAGCACGCGGTGCTGGCGGTCTGCGCTCAGCCGTGTTCGGCGAGCACGCTCGGATACAGCCAGATAGCGCCGCGTGGTTTCGATGCTCTCGTGGCCCATGAGCGCGCGGATGGTCTCGATGTCGGCACCCTCGTCGTACAGCTGGGTGGCAAACGTGACGCGAAACCGATGGATTCCCCACTCGCGCAACTTCGCCCGCTTGGCGTGATGCGCCACCATCGTTTCGAAGCTGCGCAGGGACAGTGCCTGACCGCGCGTGCCGGTGCTCAGCGAAACGAACAACGCGGTGCTATCAAGCTGGAACGGCAGCGCTTCACGCTGCTCCAGCCACGCATGCACAGAGGCGGCAACCGGTCCCTCAAAGGGGACATCGCGCTCCTTGGCCCCCTTGCCGGTGATGCGTACGACACCGGTACGCGCGGTCAATTCCAGCTGTTCAAGCCGGAGTGTGCAGAGCTCCTCGCGCCGCATGCCGGTGGCAAGCAGCAGCAACAGTGCACAACGGTCGCGCACCTGCCGCACCTGCGGCATCTGCTCGATCGAGCGGAACAAGGCGCGCAGGTGGTCATCGGTGTACTTGCGTGCAGGCTTCGGCTTCACGCGCGGGCCTGTGATGTCCGCTGCAAGGTTCGTGGCTGCAATCCCGCGCGAGCGACGCCAGTCGTAGAAGCCGCGCAGCGCATGCACCTGCCGGCGACGCCACACGGCGCCGTTGCGGCATTCGATCGCTAACCAACGCTGCCAGCGGTCGAACTCGGTCACGGTCACCACGGCATGGTCCACGCCGTTAGCCGCACACCACTGTAGCCATCGACCTACAGTGCGGGCATAGGATTCGCCGGTCGTCGATGCACGCGAGCCGCAATCGATCACCAGATGCGCCAGCCACAGCCACAGCTCGGCCATTGCTGTTGGCGCGATCACCTGCGCCTCGATGCGGCGCATCGCCTCAGCGAGCCGCTGCGAGTCGGCCATCAGCCATGCACGATGCGCTGGAAGTTGCAGTCCGTTCGGCAGCAACGCCAACGCCTCCAGCACCGGCGCCGGCAGTGGGATGCCCGTCATTGCGCACCCGCCCGGGCAAAACGGCCCCTGGACCCCATCCCATTTTTCGGGAGGGCAATAGTTGGACCGGGGGGGATGTTCCACGGCTGATCGGAAGGGGGGGTGCCCGTGGAACATTCACGCCGTACCGTCCCGATCCACACGACACGGCACAGACCCAATGGAATCAATGGTTTAGCGATGCCATGAGCACTGCCACGCCGGTTCGCTTTTTTGCCCCCGTGGAACCTTGGCAACGGCCGGGCCCAGCGGTTGCCCTTGCCCTGTAAGGCTTCGCGGGCGTGCTGAGGGCCAGGTGCGTGGAGCGGCACAACTGTGGTTGCGCGCAATTCAATGGGAGAACGGATCACTAGCGAGCCTCCTTCGCGGTGCCGGCCATGGTGTCCAGCGCTGCGATCGCTTCGCGTATGTCGGCTATGCGTTGGTCACGGGTCCTGTCGTCGATCAGCTCAAGGCGGTGATCGTTCTGCACCTGCAGGATCTTGTCGTCGAGTGCACGCCGCAGTTGCTTGGCCTCGTCGGCCTGCTGTTGCTCGGCTGTCTTGATGTGCACGACGTTGCCAGGCTGGCCGGCTGACTCGGCTGCATCGTCGCGCATTCCGCGCGCTCGATTGACCACGTACCGAATTGGCTTGCCAGCCTTGCCTGCGGCTGCAGCCCGAATGTCGTTGGCTGTAATGCCCTCGGCCTTGGCCTGCATCAGGTCTGGATGCCCGTCGGCGCATTCGTTCCAGCCCATATCACGCAGCACGCGCGCCAGCTCAGCCGCGTCCTCTAGTGGTTTCTCAGCGCTCGTATTGTTTGGAGAAGAGGCTTTTAAAGCTCCCTTCCCTCTCCCTTCCCTCTCCCTTTCACTTCCCTTTCCCTTATTAGCCGTGACATGTGCGTGCCCCGTCACAGTGACTTCCCCGTGACTGTCGGCAGGCGCTTCCAGATCTGCTAGGTGCTCTCGCAATTTGCCGGTCGGCGTGTTGTATGGAAGGACAACGCCATAAGCTCGGAGTTTGCCGAAGATATCTACACGGTCCTGCCGCTCGCGCTCCTTACGTAGACGGTCGTTTTCACGCATGCCTTGAAATTCAAGGCGCTCAGTCCACGCTTGCGCAGCCTTGTCGGCGATCAGTGGGTGGTAGTAGCGGCCATCTTTGCAGAGGACAAAGCCTCGCATTGCACCGACTTTCAAGCGCTTCCACGCCCGCAAATTGCGTGCATACCCGGCGTAGCTGGCCAAGATTTCGTCGTCGTCAGGCAGGCTCGCGGCCGGCACCTCATGCCAGCACGCACACCAAAGCAGGATCGCCGCTCGGAACTCATCGCCAGTTGCCTTGATCGCCATCCCGCTATCGCGCAGACGGTTCACATCCAGCGGCATGTACGGCATTCCGCGCAGATCGACGTCGGGCGGCACCATCGGTTCGCGGGCCGTCATGAACGCCTCCGCGAAACTCGCGTTTCGTGTACCGAGCCATGAGGGTCGATACGCTTCGGGTGCTCAACTGGGGATATCGTGCCCTGGCCGGGCAACGTGGCTTTTTCTCGGATCACCGTGCGTTCCTTGCCGGCGTCCAGACTTCAACTTTTCGAGCACGGGGTTATGGCCCCGCGTGATAGATCAAAGGCTTAGCGTGTAAGCCAATGTATATTATGTCAGAACACCTCGGTTTCAGGACTAACATTCCTTTACCGGGCTCGGCGCGCTGACAGCCTTGCCATCACTGTTGACGCCCCGCATGAACTTCGGCGCCCTCGTGCCCCACATGCTCCTGACCGACTTTCCACGTCACACGTTTGCGTAAAATAGCCCCATCAGAAAAACAAGATGTCCCACGTAATAGAAATAAAACGCACTGCGGGTGCGCGGAATGGGAATGTTTATGCGTGCAAGCAACAGCAGAGGCAACGCCAATAGCGCCCAGAACGTATCGCTAAAGAAGCAAACTAGCGACACCGGCAGTACAAGCAACACCAGCGCAGAGATTCCTTTCGATAATCTCCATTGCCAAGGATTGCGCCAGAACACCCAGCCGCCCAGCACGACGGCCACGCCAGCCCATCGATAATCGACCGCTGCCGGTACAAGCAATACGCACACTGCCAAAAACGTCCATTGACGTCGTTCGATTGCCAGAATGCACGCAGCCGCTAACGCAAACGACAACAGCACATTCAGCGGGAATACGTTTTGAAATGCGATCGCCACCACAGGCGTTGCGATGATGCCCCACAGAAACAAGCGCTTGACCGATTTTTCGATATCGGCGTTAGGTTGAGCAAGGTTGTAGGCCAAAACCAGCGCAAACAACGGAAAGGCCACGCGCCCCAATTCGGCGATGCCTGGGACGTAGCCCAGCCCCAGAATCTTCAGGGCGTGATCGCCCGTCATAAAGACGGCAGCCAGCCATTTCAAAAACTCACGGCCGCCGCTGGTCATTGAGACCTTTCGCCTTGGTCGCCGCAAACGCCGTGGCACCCACCCACCAGCTGGAGGCGCATTGACGCACGCCGCTGATGTAAGCGAGTGCCCCGCTTCGCTCCATCGAGCTGTGCTGGACGCTCAT